GTGATCTTTCCCGTTCGCGTCCAGGCTAATTTGTCAGAATTCACGTTCGGCCCATGCAGGCGCAGCAGCAGGCACTATATCAAGTCCGGTAATGTGCATAATACCTCCAGATTTGACACGCTCAAATCCTCGCTGTTCAAGCTCCTGCACAAATCCCTTCTGGGCTTGCACTCCCTCTCCGGCAGATTCAACGAATTTAGAGTAACTCGTATAGGCATCAATCGAACGGCACCGTTTGCCATGCGCCACCGTGCAGCATTCTTCTAGCCATGCGCCTAGCGTGTCCTCTGCATTCAAGTAATCAGCAATTGCAGCATCCACCGCAGCAGGCCGGGACATACCTTTGCTGCGCCATGCTTCGCCACCACGGATTGCCCATGCAAGTATTCCAGGCATTTCAGCGTCAAGCAATTCGCGGATGTTCTCTATCTTCTCGCCATCCTTGAATGATGATGGGAAATTGACTAGATGGATACGTCGGCGCATTTCCTCACCTACCGAGCGCAGGCGGGGTTTGTGGTTGCCTGCAATCGCCAGCTTGAATTGAGGGTCGAACTGGAAATAATCGCATCGCATGAATCTGGCTGATATACGATCCCTGCCGGTAAGCGTCTTGATGCGGGATTCATTCCAGCGTGAATTTTTCTCAGTTTCGGTCGCCGTTACCAATCGCGCCCCGGCAAGGCCGGCAATCTCGGTTGAGTGTTCCGCGCCCTTTGATTCTGAGAATGTCTGCATAGCTGCGGCTACGGAATAATCGCCGGCAAGCTCGCGCAGGACGTGGATAAATGTACTCTTGCCACTACCGCCAGGGCCATAGACAAACAGGAAACACTCGAAACGAGTATCCCCTGTCAAAACGTAATAGCACCATCGGCGCAGGTATTCCACCATCTCCGGGCCACCGTGGGCGCGTTCAAGGACGGACATAAACATGGGGATGTCTTTTTCTTCGCACCTTGAAAAGTCTGGCGTGACTTTGGTGCTTTTGGTTATGTAGTGATCTGGACTTGAATCGGATAGCGTTGCAGTTTGAAGATCAACAACTCCGCCCGGAGTGCTTAACAGAAATATGTTCGAGTCGAATGTTTCGGGGACTGTGCATTTCAGGATTCTGGCAACCTTCTCCACCTTCTCGATTTTCGGCAGGTCGCACAATGCGCGCCGCGCTGTATCGGATAGTCGCAGGGACATATCCCACCCACTGACACTTACAAGGTGCCGAAGGATTACCTTACGCGCCGAGTTAGTCCTATCCTTTTCCCAAATGCTGCCGTTCCAGTGCATCCATTTATCCCATTCCGTAACGAACACCCAGTCCTTTCCTTGATTCTGTAACCAATATCCCGCCATCGCTGGATCGCTGAATTCCGGGCCATCGGGTTCCTCGTCGGCTTTGATAGCCGTATGCCTTGCAACCTTCGCCGGCTTTATCGCAGGCGCATCGGCTATCTCTGTCGGCTGCACATCAATGGTTAGAGGTATATGCTGCGGCTCTATATCGTCGTCTATGGGTGGCAGATCGTATTCAGACCAGTCCTCCATTGGGAGCGGATTCATCGGCTCAGGCTCGCCGGCTTGCGCGGATTGCATAGTTTTTTTTTCCTCCTCAAGCCTTTGCTTTTCGAGTTCTCTGCTGCCGAGTTTCGATACCCTCGGCGCGGCCCATGCCATCAATGCTTCTTTGCTCATCCCCTCCGATAAAGCATCGGCAACATCCCACTTGTTAGGCTTGTCGCTTGTATCGAGGATGCTAACTTTACACCCAAGGGGGAGCAGGTAGCTAGCCACCTTGAACATTGCTGCCTCACCGACTCCGGTAAGGTCGGCATCAGGTATCAACAATACATCACGCCCTGCCAGTGGCGTCCAATCGACTCCGGCTATGGCATTGGCACCACCAGGCCATGCTATGCCTATGCGCGAGGCCCAATAGTGCCGCGAGGCATCGGCGGCTTTCTCGCCTTCGCTGATGACTACCTTTGCTGATGGATTCGCGGTCAGCAGATCGAGGCCGTATATCGGTCGCCGTCCATGCGTCCATGCCTTGCTCATCCACTTCGCGGATACGTTGGTGGAGTAGCTGCCATAACTCCACGGGCGATAGTCCTTGTCGCCACCGGGCTTGACGTAGCGCACCACGTAGCCGAGTAGTGCGCCATCAGCGTCCAGGTACGTCCAGTGCGCGACGTAGGTAAGGTTTTTTATGCTGAAGTCGGTCAACGGTTCCGGTGCCACCTGATGCTGCCACGTCGCGGCTTTGATTGGCGCTTCGGCTTTGATGCGGGTATCGTCGCGCTGGAATCCGTTGGCGCGCAAACGCTTGATCGCTTCGCCTTCGTCGCAACCGTCCATCTCCATGACAACATCAATGACGGTGCCGCCGCGCCCGCAACTCTTGCAATGACATTTTTGTACTCCGTCCTTTATATAGACCTGCATACTCGGCTTCGATTCGTCGTGGAATATGCAAAGGCAGTCGTATTCGTTTCCGCGCTGCTTTAGTTCGACGCCGTAGCCGGTCAGCAATGTGACCATGTCCACGGATCGCTTGAGGGCGTCAAGATCGTCGGTCATTTCTCCTTTCCTATCTGCTGTGCGCGCTGGCGAGTAACCCCAAGATGCACCCCGATGGCCGTCCATGTAAGCCCCTGCTTGCGTAGTTTGCGCGCCTCTTTCTTACGCGACTTGCTCGCATCCAGTAGTTGCCGATATATCTGTTTAGTTTTCATTTGGTTTGCAATTAGGTGTTGACACGGCGAATGATATGGGTAGAATCCGTCACTGTCAACTAACCAATCGAAAAAGGAACCGCACCATGAAAGTCCGCCTGTACCTCGTCGAAGAAATCGCCACCAAGAAAACTCGCCTGATCGAAGCCACCAATGCCGCAAGCGCAATGCGCCACGTTGCGGAGTCGCAGTTTAAGTGCGCCGTCGTTACTAGCACGTCCGAAGCTGCGCGGCTTGTGTCGGGCGGCATCAAGGTGGAGAGTGTGGGGAAGGGTGATGCGGTTTAACGCAAAAGCTGTGGGGCTGGACGCCGCAGGCGGACAGTCCCACACGAGCGACGGGTTGTGCCCCGGCGATTGAACGGAGAACGAAATGCAGCAACATGAACAACTGCGAAAGTACAACCGGTGGCGGCGCGGCGACAAGCGCTTAAAGATGTCAGACCCAAAAGAACTCGGCGAACTAATAGACGGCGTGGCCGACCGGCTGGAAGTGCTGGAGCGCGAACACACGGAGTTCTTCGAGCGCTGGCACGGCGAGAGGCGGAGGCGGGAAAAGCTGGCGCATGACGTTGAGCGCTGCTACCGGATGCTGCTGTCTGAGCCAGACACGAAGGGCGCTCTATTCAAGGCCGAAAACATCCTGCGCGAGGCGCTGGGCGACCAGAAAGTCGGCTCTGGCGGCACGGCACCCGAGGGGCACAACGACAGAGTGGAGGGGCGCGACGCGGCCTCATCGCGGCGCGTCCCTTCGCACGACGGGTTGTGCGGCAAACGGTGATGACGGGGAAGAACATGAACTTTGACACATGGATGAGAGCACGAAACCCAAAGTACCACCCGACCGACGACACGGTAGCACTGAGAGAACTGCGCGAATGCTGGAGGACAGCGGAATGGCACAGCGAGCGCGCGGAGGATCGGGAGTTGATGATCGAGCTAATGCGTGACAAATGCAGAAAAGTCGGCGCTGGCGACACGGCGCTCGACATTCACGCGGACTTGACGCTGCACGCCCTTCGTCGGGAAGTAGCGAAGTGAACAGAATAGTTTGCCAATTTTCGTGCGGCGCGGCCTCGGCGGTGGCGACGAAACTTGCGCTCACCCAGTACGGCGACCGCTGCGAGATTATCAACGCCTACCTGAAGAACGAGCACCCAGACAACCGGCGCTTTCTCGCCGACTGCGAGCAGTGGTTTGGGCTCCCGGTGACAGTGTTGCGCGACGAGAAATACGGCGCCGACATTGTGCAGGTGTTCCGGCGCAAGCAGTACATGAAGGGCATGAGCGGCGCCCCGTGCTCCCGCGAGTTGAAGCGGAAGCTGCTTGATGCTTGGAAGCAACCCGGAGACGTGATGGTTTTTGGCTACACCGTCGAGGAAGCCGACCGATTGGAGGACTTCCGCGAGCGCAACCCTGACCGGACTGTGTTGGCCCCGCTGATCGACGCCGGCCTCGACAAAGAGGACTGCAAGGCGATGGTGCAGCGCGCTGGGATTGAGCTGCCGCTGATGTACCGCCTTGGCTACGACAACGCGAACTGCATCGGCTGCGTAAAGGGTGGCGAGGGCTATTGGCGGGCGATCCGAGAGGACTTCCCGGACAAGTTCGAGGAACTGGCGGCGGTGCAAGACGAGATTGGGGAGGGCGCCTATCTGTTCCGCAACCGGCAGACCGGCGAGCGGTACAGCTTGCGCCAGATTCCACCCGGCCCAGCCCGCCGAAACGAGGCGCTGCCGTCGTGCTCGTTCTTTTGCGAAATAGCCGAAATGGAGTACACGGCATGATTTTGACGCACAACGTGTGATATGGGTGAACCCATAAAACCGCTTAACATTTTTACGCAAAGGAATCATTACCATGCCTCAAGTTAAAGCCGATTTACGCATCACCATCGAAGCCAACGGAAAGTCGTTCACGCTGAACTGCCTGAAGCTACCTGATCGCAGTTTTATCATCAAGCGCGGTCGCAAGGTATCGGACAAAATGCCACGCGCAACCATTTCCGAAATCTTCGACACATCGCGCAAATGGGCTGTAAATAATTGCGCGTTGTAAGTTTCGTGTAAGTTTCGAGTGGAAAATGCAAGCCAAGGAGGTAGCACAATGAAACCTGTACCGCAGTACGAAGCAGTAGTAGAGCAGCAGCATCCGGCGACGGATGGCGTAGCAAATTTGATCGTTGTAGGGCAGACGTTCGGCACATACGAAGAAGTGTGGAACGCTGCTAAGAAGATGACACGGTTTCCGGTCATCACGATGAAGGAAGTTCATCATGGGCAGAAGTGCTGAAATGTGGCAAGAGGCAGCAGAGCAGGAGCAAGAGGCCGGCGACGAGCAGCAGTTTGAGTTGTCAGAGATGCTGTTCCAGATGGGCGTGTATATGCAGGAAGTGCAGCGTGCCGAGATGGATGCCGACATGCCGGAACACAAGCGTACCGGGTACGCTGAGCGCATGGCAGAGCAGGCCGACATGCAGCGCAAGGCACGCAGGGAGGGCGGAGCATGAAAACCCACGTTAAAACCGGCGCATGGCTGACGAACAACTGGACTACAGTCGATGAGTTGTTTGGTATGACGCAAGAGCAACTGGTATCAAAACTCACATGCTGGGATATTGACGGTCACATCGAAGGCTGGACGTTGGTCGGCACCGCTGAAGTAGCCGTCACGCTTGACTCCAAGGACAAGATGATCGGCAACAAGGTCGACGCGCTCAAGGCTGAATTGACGAAAACGCAAGCCGATGCCGAAGCCAAGTGCAATTTCCTGCGCGGACAGATCAACAATCTGCTGGCGATTGAATACAAGCATGAGGAGGCAGCATGAACATCGGCATCCATCAAGGCATCCCCTCTGCAACATACCACGCAGACTGCGCCGACACTCCATCGCTATCCTCCAGCATCGCCAAGCTGCTACTCGAACGCCCTCCGTATTGGGCATGGTCGGCGCATCCGAAGCTGAATCCTGATTTCAAGCCATCGGAACCGAAAGCCGCGTTCGACATCGGATCAGCGGCACATGCGATGCTGCTTGAAGAAGGAGCAGGGATTGAAATGGTCGAGGCCGACAACTGGCTTACCAAGGCAGCGAAGGAGCAGCGCGATGCACTACGCGCCAAAGGTATCACGCCGATACTGACCAAGGACTTTGATCGCACGATGGAAATGTCGCGCATCGCAAGCGAGTTCCTTGCAGGCTACGGAATCGACGTATCCAAGACCGACAACGAATGCACCATGATTGCCGAAGTCGACGGCGTACTGTGTCGGACACGCGCCGACATATTCATGCCTAGGCGAATCATCGACTACAAGACGACCGGCGTATCTCTCGACGTATTCAACAAGCAAGCCAGCAAGTTCGGTTACGACCTGCAAGCCGCCATGTATATGCGTGTCGCTCAAGAGTTGGGCGAGAAATGCGAGTGGCTGTTTCTTGTACAGGAAACCGTCGCTCCGTATCCGGTTCAGATGTTCAAGCCGACGATGGAATTCCTTGAGGTCGGCAAGCGCAAGTTTGCTCAAGCGTTGTCCATCTGGAGCGAGTGTCTGTTGATGGGAGAGTGGCCGGGATACCCGAAGGACATTCAACTGCTGGACGCTATGCCGTGGGACTTGAACGATCTGAATCAAGAGCATGAAGATAACTTACTGAATGGGGTGGAATGATGAACAAGACAGAACTGCAAGCCTGCGCCGCCGCGAAGTCCGACCAGATTGACGCGGATAACCTGATCGGTGGCATCACGATGGACGTAACTATCAAAGCCGTTCAGCGCGGCCCGTCGAACGAGCAACCGCTGCAACTTGTGCTTGAGGAAACCGACAAGTTCTATCGTCCTTCCAAGACCTACCGCCGCGCACTCATTGGTTGCTTTGGCGACGAGCCGGCAGGATGGGTTGGAAAGCGCCTGCGCCTTGTCCGCAACCCTGACACCATGTTTGGCGGCGTCAAAGTCGGCGGCGTGGAAGTTAGCCATGCCAGCATCGAAGCCCCGATGGTATTCATGTTGCAGGCCAAGCGCGGAAAGAAGTCGGCGGTGAGCATTGACGTTATTCCGGCACCGCAGAAGCCTGTACCCATGCCCGCCAAGGTCAAGGAAGCCGCCGCCGCGCTCAAGCCACACGCCAAGGGAACCATCAGCGGCGATCCGAGCGAGGGTGATCTGACCGGCATTGGCGAACCACCACCTCCAGCAGACAAGCCCGATGGCGCAGTTCTTAACCAAGTCATAAACGCCTTCGCCACGAAGCTGAACATGACCGCGCCGATGATCGAGGCCGAGTACAACAAGCCGATGGCCGAATGGACGAATGCCGATGTTGCCGAGGCGCGGGAGTTGTTCAAGCACTTGCTTGCTGAACGGAAGGCGATGGCTGATGGCGGGGAGGTTTGATTATGAGCGACGATATTGACGATGACGAGGAATCATACTGCCCCCACTGTGCCGGCAGCGGCGAAGGCTCCCATGACGGCGCTATCTGCGGATACTGCAAAGGCAGCGGAGTCGAGCGCGACAATTCCAGCCGCGAGGATTGGGAGGCCGAAAGAGCCGATCAGCGCAACGACGAGGCAAAGTTCGATGACTAACGCAATCTCGCACCAGGCCGCGCAGACGTTGGAGCGCAAGCTGATGTCCTCTGCCGTGCCGCTGGCTGTGTTTGTATCCTACGGCGGATCGTGGGTGGCGACCAAGATCACCACGGCGCTGTTCAGGACGCAACTCGAAAAGACACCCGATTCGCTTATGGGCGTGTATACCTTGGATGCGAGTGTTTCAGATATTGCAGCAGACTTTTTTCACTCAGGAGTACGTTAATGAATAACTGGAATTTCACCGGAAATCTAGGACGGTCAGCAGAACAAAAGTTTGTTGGCGACAATAGCCTCGTATCGTTCTCCGTAGCCGTTAAGTCGGGCTTTGGCGACAAGGCTGTGACAACCTGGGCGAACTGTCAGATGTGGGGCAAGCGCGGCGAGTCCGTGTTGCCGTATCTCAACAAGGGGCAGTTGGTCGGCATCAGCGGGGAGGCTACCCTGCGCATGTACGAGAAGAAGGATGGCGGCCAGGGTGCATCGCTTGATGTGCGCGTGAATGACCTGACGCTGCTTGGCAAGTCGGAGGCATCGCAGCAGGAAGCATCCCCCGTTACAGAGCATTCAGCGGCGAAGGCGAATGCTTACGTTGTTGATGATGACGAAGCGTTCTGATGAACCGAAAAGAGCAACTAGCCTTCACCCGCCTTGAGATCGAGAACGCGGAACTTCGCGCCTCGAACTCTCGGCACATCGAGGTGTATCGGGATCAGTCGATCGAACTGATCGACTTGCGAACGAATCTGGCAATGGTTCGGCGGTTTGCTGAAGAACTTTACGCGGAGACTAATTTACATGGCTGACTTCGCCACATGGGCGCAACCGACCCTAGCCAAACTCGCCGCCGACCAGCAAGCCGAGGCCGTCAGGCTCCGCGCAATAATCGCTGACCTGTGCCGCGTAATTGAGTCGCTGTGCAGCAACGACTGTAAGAAGCCGGAGCGCATTCCTGCGTACCTGAACGCTATGGACGCAATCAAATGACACCCACCTTCCGCAAATGGCACGACGCCGACGATGCCGGTACTCCGCTGCTGCTCACGAAGCAGTTGGACGATCTGACCGGCAGCAAGGAACATTCAGTCGACGTCCGAGGCCCGAAGCAGCACCACACGCGGTTCGTATGCGAAGTGCTGCTGTACCGCGACGAGGGGCATGTCGACGCATGGGCAGACACGACTACCGGAAGCCTGTACATCGATGGGCGATGCCTGTCTGGGCCGCTGGAGTTTGTTGGCACGCCGAAGCCTACCGGACGCGTTGTGCCGAATTGGAGCAAAAGGCAGGTTGAGGGTGATTTGAGGACGAGGGTGTGGTGATGGCTGAGAAAGTGACAATCGGGAATTGCGAACTGTGGCACGGAGACTGCCGCGAGGTGCTGCCGCTGCTGCCTGATTTTGACTTGCTCTTGACCGACCCGCCCTATGAGATCGGAACCGCATGGCACGGCGATTTTGCTGGGAAGAACGGGAAGGCCGCAATGTGGGGAACTGCCCCTGAGTGGGACAAACTTTGCGACGACGGCGTTTCTCTTGGGGTGCAGAAGGCGCAGGATGCAGTTGTTTGGGGTGGGCATTTGTACGCGCTTCCTCAACGCTCGCGCTGGCTTTCCTGGGACAAGTGCCAAACTTTCAGCAGCGGCGACTTTGAACTCGCATGGACGAACGGCAGCGGAGCAACGCGGGTTTTTCGGATGTCTCGGATTGACGCATACCAAAACAGCGGCGAAGGGAAAGAACACCCGACGCAGAAGCCAACGGCATTGATGGAATGGTGTCTGAGCTTGCACCCAAAGTCGCGGACGGTTTGCGATCCGTTTATGGGCAGCGGGACGACCGGCGTGGCCTGCGCCCGGATGGGTTTGCAGTTCGTCGGCATCGAGCGCGAACGCAAATACTTTGACATAGCTTGCCGCCGAATAGAGCAAGCCTACGCACAGCCCCGGCTGTTCGAGGATGCAAAAGTCGGCGCTGGCGATACGGCGGTGCAGGAGGATTGGACGAAATGAAGAAACGCATAACCCTAAACGAAACCATCCGAGCCAACGAGAAGGCCCTACGCGGCCTTTGCTTCGCGGCAGGTAAGCCAATGCCGGAGGGCTTCGATACGCCCGCTGTAGAGCGTAAAACACGCGCTCCGAGCAAGCCACCGGAGTACCCGCTGGAACACGAAGAACAAAAGAACTTCGTAAAGTGGTTCAGGATGCAGTATCCGAAGGTGCGTATCTTCGCCGTTCCGAACGCCGCGATGCGTGACTACAAGTTGGCAGCGTACCTGGTTGCAGAGGGATTGACTGCCGGCGTACCGGATTTGCTGGTTCTCGACTGGAAACTTGGCATCGAAATGAAGCGCGTCAAAGGTTCGACGATCAGCGACGAACAGCGCGGATGGGAAATCTACCTGCGCAACATCGGATGGCACCACATATACGCCTACGGGTGCAAGGACGCCATTACAAAGGTGCAGCAACTATGAACCGCAGCTACGAGGAAGATAAATGCCAGTGCCAGGTATTCGGCACTAACAAGCAACGCTGCACCAGAATCGGAACCCACAGCGGAGGAGGACTACTCAGATGCGAAGCACATCATCAGAAATATCTGGCCTCGAAAGCCAACGACTATCCATTGAAGCCATCATCCTCGACTCCGCAACCGAACAAACGCGGCAATTCATATTAAGGAGAATCAGAGATGCTACCGAGAACCTTGATCCACGACGCGATAATAATCATCCTCGCAGCACTGGTTGTGCTTGGGATACAGGACGCTTTCAGCAAGCCAACAAAAGAGGAGCGCAAGGCGACCGCCCGTGAGGTTGCTGCTCAGTACGAGCAGTGCGCGTATAAATGTTTTGAGGGGTGCAGGAAATGAGACTACTCCGCCTACGCTACAGTTTCAACATGGTCGAAGCCTACCTCGCTCAGATGATGGGAGACAACCAGAGCATGAATCACCACTTGGATCAGGCCGACAAGATTAAAGGTGACATCGTGCTTGAAATTTTGAATGCACGGCTTGGATTGTTTGACTGAATTCCCTGCGCTGCTTTTAACCATCCCGGTTAAGGTCTAGTGAGCCTCGCGGCGCAGGGAATTTTACGAGGAGAAATGAAGATGACCGAACAAGTAACTACCGAGACGCCTGATAGCGGCACGTCCGGGTTGAGCGCCGGGTTGGGGGCGTGGTTGCCAATTTAGACTGCGCCGAAGGACGGGACACGCGTTATTGTGTTCAGGCCGCACGAAAACGACTACTGCTACCACGTTGGCGAGGATATGTGGAGGCGCAACGGCTGGTGGAAGTCTCCATCGGAGTGCCAGCCGACGCTCTGGCAACCACTGCCGGAAGCCCCCAACGCAATGTGTACGCCATCTGGTGCGTCCACTGAGTTACACACCAAGGAGGGATTGAAATGACCCCAACCACCTGTGACTGTGCAGGCTGCACCCTCGCTTACTGCACACGCCGCAACGCGGAAATCGCCGACCAACTCTGTGCCGCGCAGGTACAGGTGCTGAAAAGGGCCATTGATGAGGCTGACCGCTTTGGCGGGTACTTGACGATTGAGCAACTACAACGCATGGCAGACGAGATAGCTACTTCACCGGAGCCGAAGATGCCAGCAGGTTCGATTTAGCGATTGACCCGCTAGTCGTACCGTAGTACCAGCGCCGACTTTTATATGAATATACGGAGGAGTGATGGAAAAAGCAGACGTTAGACCGGCTACAGAAACAGAGATGGAACTGAAAAAGATTTATAAAGAAAACGAAGAAAACCTAAATAATCAAATATGGCAGCTATTAGATGAGTTGAATGGGTTAATGAGCACGCTTGAAAATGAACGTCAGCAGCACCGAACTCATGTTGGGCTTCTCAAGAGATCATCATCGGAAAAAATTGCAGAGATGCAAGAAAAAATAGATGAAGCCGAAAGAATTGTAACTTATGAGCGAGGGACTACTCAGTACACTTATAACCTATATGAGGAGTGCAAGGTAATGAGAGATAATTACCGGAATGATTCATTGAATTACTTGTCGAAGTGGAATGAATGCCTAGAACTTCTACATAAAACCGAAGATAAGGGTACTTCACTCTCCTGAGAATTTCCACGGTGTCCCATTTATTGAAGATGATGACATTAGCTTTCTGGTTTGGTCGCTACCCTTAAGTATGTCATCCCAATTCAAACCTAAAAAGTCTGATACAGGCTTGTGATCTATCTTTCCAGCATCCCACCAATATTGTTTCCCATTTACAGGGTCGCGAAGCCCTCTAACTTCTCCCCAAGCAGATGATTCTGCTAAATTTTTCACCATATCCCTAGTTGGACTCTCTAATATTTTCATATCTCCTAGTTTATGGATTGTTACTCCAGCCATAGGCATCAAAGCCGCCCCACCCAACAAACCCTTCGCCCCTGCTGCCAACTTCGCCAGCGTCTGCGGCCCCATATAGTCGGTAGGATCAAGGCTCAATAGCCCCCCAAGGAACGAAGGAGGGCCGAGAGGTTCTTCGGTATTAACGTAGTCCTGTAACCTGTTCTGAGGCACTGGAGGCTGATAGTTATCCATCACGGAAGGGGCGGGCTGCTGCGGTCGCCCCTGCCACTGGTTCAGCAGACCGCCAAGAGTGCCACCCTGCCCACGCACCCTGGCGATCATAAGATCGCGTATCTTGGATAGGTTGTCTTCGGCCATGATTACTTCCGATCCACAGCGTTGATCTTTTCGACAGTCCTCAACCCGCCCAGGCCCAACATACCGAACAGCACCGGGAGCATCTCGGTCAGGTCGGCGGGCTTGAGGCCAATAGTTTTGCCGAGGAAGGCTGCACCGGCAAGCGCAATCGGTAGGCCGATCCAGTTCCAGGCGCAGGCTGCTCCACACACCCATCCGATAAACGGACGCCAGCCCGAAACGAACACTGACGGGTTCGCCGCCTCGACCTCGTTGATCTTCAGTTGCCCAGCCATCTGAGCAAGTTCGCCGGAAACCTGCATCTTCATCAGTTCGAGCTTGGCAGCGTTCGCCTGTGTCTCGTCAGGCCAAATCTTGTCGATCACCTTGCTGCCGATTCCTAACAGTATCGTTACCGGATCCATTATTCTATCTCTCCCTGCAAATCAAGATCATCACAATAATCGGGATCACTACTACCATTACCAGAATCTAGCCGACGCACAAGTTGTTCATGCCGCCATTGACGTATTGCATCTTGAGCGTCCTCTGCTTGTGAGGGAAATGGCGCGTCAGCCCTGAGCCGAAGCGTGTCGATGCGGTGCTTGAGGATGGTCATGGCCGGAACGTCCTGCGCCCCGATGGAGGCGCTCTATCAGAAAGATGCGTCCAGCCGTGGGTGCTGTCAGGACTCTCTCGATACAATCCATACTGGGCAAGAAGGGTATCTCCGAGCCAGTCATCCAGCGTCCCGTGTGGGTCGTAGATGTCGATCCCTCGCCCTTCCTTGTGCGATGAGGTAGGCGCTCCCTGTGGGCAGTCCTGTGGACGGAAACCTCCGTAGGTGGCCCCGCTGATTCGGCTCTTGGTCAACGGGTTTATCTCCACAGAATACGGGTACTCCAACAGCAGGGCATTGACGAGTTTCAGCATCAGGCCAGCGTTCGCCTTGCGCTGCTCCGTGGCGTCGGGGTGCATGAGCCACTTGCCGAAATAGTCGTCCAGCGTAATCACTGGTGACCCTTGCCCGGACAATCCAACTTGTTGGCCTTCTGATCCAACTTGGCATCAATCTTGTCGAGCTTGTCGAACAATGTCGTCATCACCTTGCTGAACTCTTCCCGCCTGATATATTGTCCTGCGACGAGCAGCTCAATCGACTGCACCTTGCCCGCTAATTCTTTGTCAGATTGGTGTAAGGATTCCATGGAGTCCTGAAGGTTCTTCACTACCCACCCCCCGAGGAAAGAGATAAGTCCGAGAGCTACGTTGATGATTACTTGCGATTCCATGTTTCTTCCTTCCCGCCCTATGTTGGGCAGATGCGTTGAAAAACCTTACTTGCAGTGCCCTCCCGATTGAAATGGGTCAAGCAAGCTCTTGCACAACCAAACAGCAACCGTAGTGCGCCAATCCGACTCGCCATACTTGTAGCGATTGAGCCGCTGCGTGAACATGTATTCCTGCGGCATGTCCATGAAGATGAAGGTCGCTATGACCACGTTGAACACCACATCCAGCAGCACCGCGACAATAGCCACAGGAGCCAACAGGAGGCGCGGCAGAATCGTCAGCGTCGGCCATGCTGCCTTTGCTGCCATCGTCACGACGAACAGCAGGTAGAAGGCGTAGATGTAGAGGGCGAGGTAGATCACGACTGAATCCCTGCGAATGCTGCCCGGATGTTTGCGGGACACGCGGCAACAATCGAAGCGTACTCAGCACCGACAGCCGCCGTCAGGCTGGCATCGTCAGTCGCCGCCAAAACAGAAGGCAGTGTTGTTATGTTGAGCAGCGCCGTCCGCGCAGAGAGGCAGGCCGTGACGGTCGCAGAGTCGTTCGATTCCTTTGCTGCAAACGCGATTCCGGCGAGCCGGTTCAGGGCGATCTCGCGGCCTGCGCGAGCGATACGTAGCAGAGGGGCGCATGACCATGCAGGAATCTTGCTCTGCCGAATTGCCGCCGCTTCGGCCTCTGTAATCTCGACGCATCCCTCGGACAGCAGATGGACGAAGGCCGCATCGTCGAGATAGTGAAGGTTGTGAGAGGCATCTTTGTAGTTGGGCATTATTTTTCCTTTAGCGAAGTTCGTTCCATTTGGAAATCGTCAGCGTCGCCGAATAACTCATTCCGGGAGGGACGACGAAAGAAGCCACTTGGATAGTCGTCATGCTTACGCCGCCGACGGTAAAGGTAATAGTGTTTATTCCTGTATGCGTCGCCATCACCATGATGGGCTTCCCGGTAGTGTTGTAGTAAGTCGTACCGCTCACTCGACTTCCAGTTACATCAGACCAGACTTGTCCGTATCCGAACGATGACATCGCCGTTACCGCGTTTCCGCCAGCACCCTGAATCGTACTTGGCGCTGTGGCCCACGTTCCAGCCGTAGTCTGTGTCGATTCGATGTAGCCGATGACGCGATAGGCGAGGTTGCTGCGCGCCGTGGTCGAATAGATGACGTTCGCGGTATCCGCCGCTCCCGCTCCGCCTTCAGCCGTGGTGCTGATGACGCCTGTTTCAGTAAGGTCGTTGCCACCGGAGATATTCACTGCTGCGAGTTCAATCGTCCCGGCGTTGTTCATGGCCAGCACAGCAATGCGAGACTGCACGGCGTTCACCGTGCCAAGTGTTGAGCCACTGCTGATTACAAGGTTAGCCGGAGTGCCTGATACCGTCGTCACCGTGCCACTGGTCAGCGTTGCCGAGCGGAAATCGAGCGACAGGGCCGATGCGCTGATGGTCAGGGCATTGGAGCCGACTGATGCGCTGATGGGCTGGATTTGCGTTCCACCGCCGCCAAGAGCAGCAATAGCCTGAGCAACACGAAGTGGAGACATTGACCGCAGCGCGGCTTCGGTGCCGGCTTCCATTTCGCCTTGAGATGCGGAGACTGTGGGGATGTCGGCGTCGTAGGCTTGGACATCTACTCCAATCTCAAGATTTACCGTAGTCTTAAACGTAGCCTCGTCTGCATCGTCCAGGATCGTCTTTGCGAAAGCCGATACACCAAGCGTTGTCAATTGGTCACTTGCCGTTGCATCATCAATCAGCGCCCTTCCTGCTGTAGTGATTGCCGACTCAGCAGCAGTATTCGCTGCTGTCGTATAGATCATCTTGTCAGCGGCAGTTCCGAGAGCCGCGATTGATGTCAAGAACGAGTCATATGCTTGGACAGCAACGCCAATATCACCAGAATCATGCTTTGTTGCAACAGCAACAGCCACAGCATCAAAATCAGCTTTGATTTCAGTTCCCTTGACCAACTTGGCCGGGTTCCCTGTGAGCAAAGCATCCTTTGCCGAGTAGTCAGTAATAACGATGTAATCACTCATTGGAGCCTCCCATCCTTCGTATATAGATCAATTCTCTGGATGGACAGATTGTAACCGCCAACCTGCGCTTCCACTCCGAACTGTAGAACCTTTCCTGCGCTTGATCCATTAACGGTCAAGGTGTTAATCGCCACATTCCCTGCGTACTCGGCTAAACCGTATTCAGCAGTTCCATACTCAGCAGGAGCGGAAACTCCAGAAAGAACCGTAGTCTGTGAATAGTAGGGTTGCATGAAGTCATAGGCCCACTTGAATACCACCGTCTGATTTGACAGTCCAATGAGCGTCAAGATGACTTTCTTGAGAATTGAAGTCTGAATAGGATTCCCGAAGTCAATCCATGTCGTGAAATAGGACATTCGGTAGTTAGAACCATTGTCGTAATACCCTGTATGACTTCCAAGGTATCCAGCTTTCCCCATGTAGAGAATCTTGTCACTTGTCTCGCAGAAGGCTTTTGGGTCAATGTTCGTCCATGTAGTAATTCTCGCTGATCCATCCTGTAATGGGGAACGGAGGTCAAAACAGTAGGTAACGGCAGAAGCCGGGAAGGTAATCAGATAGAACGAGTTGCTTGGAGAATAAACCGCCTTCACGTTTTCCAGAGATTCAAGTGCGGCGTACCCCTGAATATCCGAATGAACATTCTTGCTGAAATTCCGCATCGGAGCGGATTTCTCTTGGATCGTCCTTTGAACCGACCTTACGCCATCTCCTGACAGGAAGATAACATCCTCTCCCGTAGGCTGAATCGAGTCCCTGGCTATACATCCGATGTTCTCAAGGGAATCCTCAAGAATCATGCTCGATGGAGTATCGGCATCCTTGTAGATAAGCGTCTGCTTCTTCCCGAAGATGAACAGTCGGTTGTTGTGCGCCGCTAGACCGACAATTTCATCCCCGCCAATGGGCCAGATATTCCGAAGATTCAGTGACCCGGAAGTCCCGCCAGTCCAGATATGCGGCGTCAAAAGGTCAGAGAATACTAATGTTCCCTTGTCAGCAGTCGTATCCGCCGCCCATACCCGTCCGTAAGCACTGATGGCCGTATTGCATTGATATACAGTTCCGGCAGTACCCGCCTTCTCGTTCAGGCGACGGAACGTAGTCGTAGAGATAGCGGGATCGTAGATTAGCGGGTCGTATCCGCGCTGCCAGAACATCCCTACGCCGCTCAACTGGCAGAACTGCCAATTGTTTGCATTGATCGTGGGCGCTACTCCTCCACCGCCGTAGGTTAGCGTAACCAACGTGGTTCCACTCAACTTGAACAGGAACCCGCCACCAGCACACAGAGTAGTGGCAGTTCCATCGTTCTCAATCAATTCACCGATACAAGTGACGTTCGATGATGCAAGATCGGTATTCGCGGTGTTTGCAGTAGTCCATCCCTTGCGCGAAGCCACGCGCCCAGACTTGTCAATCACGCAATTGATAGCTTCAAGCGCGAAATTAGCCGACAGGTCGACCGGACTATCGGACGTATTAAGCCCGTAGAAGCCCGGTGCGCTTATCGAGAATGGGGTAATGTTCTCAGCCATTAGTTCGCCACGAAGGTATCGTATTCAGAGAAACGCTCTTTCTCAAGCGAGATATAGTCGCTCAGGACTGACTTAAACAGCCCGTATGCCTCTCCAGAGGTTAGCCCGCCATCTTCGCCCCTCTCAACGATTGCACGGGCGTATGCGCCGGCTATGACCGGCTCAGAAGGTACGGTGATAACCGTTGCATCAGCAGCAAGAATCGCCTGCGGGACAACCATGTTGAACTTGAGCGCGGAAACACCTGATGGTGTCGGGTAAATCTCAACCTTGCTGTCCGTGCCGTCCGTTCCGTTCCATGCGTAATAGATCGGATTCCCTGTAGGTACAGTTGAGAGTTGCTGTTGATCCATAATCCACTGGATAGGTACGTTTCTGAGCTGGACAAGGTTCGTGGTGTCATTGACCGTTACATCCCTCTGACGAACGCCTGATCCTGTGACGGTGTAGTTGGAGGTTCCTCCGACAGTGTTCAGGGTTACGGTGGTGGCGAGCGAATCCCAATTCCAAGCATCCTCGACTTGGCGCTTGGCGTCGTTGATGTACCGGCCAATCAGCGTGGAGTAGGCATTGGTAGTGACGCTGGCTACGCTGGATTCGCGGAGGCGAGAGAGGACTTCGTTAACACATTCCAAATAGGTCATTGTTGTTGCTCCTGCGTAGTTCCTTCGTCCATGCCCTTATAAGACCTAGCGGCTCCAGATTTAACGTCTTGCATCAGCATATTGGCGAAATTCACACCAGTTCGCTTGCTGTATTCGGCCACATCATTCGCCATCTTCTGCATGTCGATTTTATCAACTCTAGGTTGAACCGCTTTGAACAATAGCGCCGCTTCCTTCGGATCAAGCAGAATGCGCTTCATGTCAGCATCCACCGAATCACTTACTCTGCGGTTAAGAAACTTGCTTGCCAGTGAAGTGAAAGCGTAAAAGTTACTCATCACCGGATTGGTGATTCTGGAAATGATCATCTCAGGCGGCGCACCAACCATTTCTTCAATGCGCGATTTCGGGATCATGCTCAGATTTGGAGACACCGCACTAGGGTCACGTGTAATCCGGTCAGCAACTACTGACAGTTGCTTGATCTTGTCGGCGTAAGTAGGGCCGAACACGCGATTGAAGGCCCGCGACTTCGTTCTGTCGTTAAGCAGTTCAAGTGGCTTACCAGATGAGAGCAGATCGTCAAGCATGAACGACCGGATTGCCTTCAGGTTGTCATGGTTCGCACCATGCTGCTTCATGAACTTCTCAGTGAAGTCTGCTGAACCGTACAGGCTATTCACGATGGACTGCGCGTTCTTGCCTTCAAGTTTAAGAATCCTGTCCTCTGCGGCTTTTACGAACTTGTCGCCCAAAGCAGCCTTTTGGTTCATCAACTCCTTTACGTCGCCGGATGCTTTGACCACACGGTCACGAACATCTGGCAGCATCGACAGAGCATCGTTCTTGTTCTTCAGCCACGCATTCACCCTGGCCGGATCAAGTACGCCATCCTTGACGGCGAAGTTGGTCAAGTCGCTGATGAAAGCCTGTTCAGCCAACTTCTTGCCATTCTCTCCGGTAGCGTCAATGAACTGAGTCAGCGTCGACTTGTTCTTCGTCAGCAAAGGAACTACGTTCTCGTCAAACTTTGCACGACCAATCATGTTGATCGTTTCTTCGTTGAACGGTAGTCCAACCTTTTGCAAGTAGGTCTGGTCTGCGAGTTTGTAGGCAGAAACGAAAGCAGGATCAAGCGTCGAAATGTGCTGATTCACCTTCGACTTCAATTCGTTCAGCAACCTGATTTCAGAGTCAGTCTTGGTCTTACGCAGTTGTGCGTTAACCTCGCGCTTCAGCGAATCCAAGTCCTCAACGGTTGCGCCCTTGAATGCCTCGCCCGTCTGTGATCCAAGTGGCTTTCCAGAAGCATCAACAAGATTCGCCCCTTCAACGGTTTGCGGCTTGAATCTGGATACGATCTTCCCGTAGATCGACGGGAAAGTTTTGAATATGTCGTTAGCCTTCTCGCCTGCAACGAACTGGTAGATGTCTCCAACAGACTCGCTTGGTAGATCAACACCTTTTTGCTTGGCTACATCGAAGGCATTGATGTATAGCGGAGCAACACTCGCCCTTGCTGCGGATTCTGCATCGTCAGTGACTTTGACAACCTGTGCGCCAAACTCAGCAGGATCAACGGTATCAAGGTTACGGCTTGCCTGCGTGATCTGACGGTCAATGGTCGCCTTCTTGCGACCAACCGCGCCGGTTACATCAACGTCTTTCACGTTGGCGGCAAGTACCGTATCAGCGGCAGAAGGCTGACCAAACATTTTTCCCGAACGACCACGCAATGCTTCCTTCGCTGCTTGGAACATTGAGTAATACTGTTCGCGGAATGCGGGGTCTTTTGCCGACAACTGCGCGATGTACTGGTTGATAACCGCGTTGTCCTTCAACACAGAACTGAGCGGAAGTTTCACTCCAGTAGATGCCTGTGCCGCCGCAGCATCCTCAAGCACTTTGACAAAGTTAGGATCAGACGCAGCAGCAGCTACAAACACGTTTTCAATGTGTCGGCCTGCTTCCCTAGCAATCTGGTCATCAGGTGCAACACCAGACAACTGTTGATAGATTTGGCGAACTTTCGGAGCGAGAGCAACGCCAGTTTCCTTCAGCATAGCGGCAGAACGTGGCAGAGAACCTGCGGCAACTGCGCCGGTAACGCCACCCGTCAAAGCACCACCGACACGACCAACCATAGCTCCAGTGTCGCCGCCAATCTTTCGTCCTGCGTATTCACCGGCAGTTCCACCGGCTTCCGCGCCAGTACCGGCAAACAGGTTCTCGGCAACGCGACCTATCGGCTTTGCAATTGGACCCATCATCCCGATTGCCTTGCTTCCAGGTAAAACGTAACTTGTCGGATCAGCGGCTGCTTCAACTCCGGTTGCTAGAATCTTCTGTCCGATGCCTTCAGGTTGAACGCCGGTTCCGCCAAGCATTCCAATGATCCCTTGCTCGGCTTCCTTAACGTATTGCTGCGCTCCGGTTTGCCCTGTTCCGGTGAAAGCCCCCTTGAATGCGCCGTAGACCTTTGACGGGAAACTAGCCACCCCCTTACGGGCGGCTTCGACAAGGTAACTACCTTTTGGCGTATCACCAGCGCCGACTTCTGGCGAGGCGAGTTCATCCAGTTCCGCATCCGTCAGCGGAACATCGCTTTTGTACTTCTGACCTTCAATGAGGTAAGTTGGCATGTCAATCTATCCGCTGAACCTTCTTGCCTGACTTCAGCGTTTTCGTTTCACCAGCTCCCATTCCAGACTTCCCCTCAAACTCAGGGAACGTCAGGAGGGTGTCAAGTGACTCCTTTTTAATCCCTGACATTTCGCCTACTTTTTTCATCCTAGTAAGTGCCGTCTGCCCCTTATTCGCCGCAACCTTCCTTGCAATTTCCAACGTCTTCAACATCTTCTGCTGAGTGTCAATGCTAGGCGTTCCAGTGAATAACGTTGATGTCGCATCAACAATCCCGCCAACCATTGAAGGGTCTGCCCCGGCAGCAACAACTTCAGCCCGCGAGATAGTTCCATCACTGAATGCCCTAGCCAACTGCTGCTTCGCCGCATTGAAAGACGAGTAATTTCCGGTCTTCATTGAGTTCTGCAAAGCAGCAGTTGCCATGTCAGCAGCAGTTACAGTTTCAAGGTGCGGCTTGATTGTTCCCTGAACAGATTGCTCAAACTTCGGAATATCAATGGCATTTTTCTCCCCCGGCATAACTACGGTTGTTCCGCCAGCAGCGCCAGCCTTCTTATGCGAAAGTAACCACTTGTCGTATGATTCAATGTCTGGATTTGCCGCCTTCGCCAAGACATATTCCTTGTACGAATTCGGGTTTTTTTCTTCATCGAACGCAACAAGATCAGCCGGGTTTCTGCTCGTCATGTAGGTTCGCAACGACTCCTGCGTGTATTTGCTCGGATCAATCTTTGCGAACGGACTAGCCTCCGCCCTAGCCTTATGCAACGCTGCCGCAGCCTGGGCATTCTCAAGGCCAATCTTCGCTTCCTCCATCTCCTGCTTCCGCGCCAGCATAATCAACTTCATCGCCGTCTGCTGATCGCCCATCTGTGCGAACTGCGCCGCCTTCGCCTTGAGTCCAACCGAGGTCGACATATCGCCGCCCATGCCCATAATCTCTTGCTGGCGTTTCGCCTGTGCGATAGCCGGATTCTCATAGCCAGCGGCTTCCATCCCCGCACCACCGAGCATTCCACCGGCACGGAACAAAGTCCCTGCGGCACGTTGGAAGGGGTCTTGTTGGGCGTAGGTGTCAGCAGTAGCACCTAGTTGCTGGTTCTGCTGCTGCTGTATCTGCCACGGTTGCGGCCCGAATAGGCTTGAAACGATGTCGGTAGGCATTAGAGTCTCGCCCCTGTAAATGGGTTGAACGCATACTGTTGCTGCTGTTGCTGGTTGTTGTAGTTCTGCACCTGATTAGCCGCACCGCTCAACATATTTCCCCACGGGCTGTACGCATTTGCCTGTTGAGTGGAGTTGTTTGCACTCAAACCACCCTGCATTAAGAGTCCAGCAGCACCGGAGTTCATGTTCATCTTCCCTAGATCAGCGCCGAGCGTCAAAGGCTGTTGCGCCAATCCTTCGATAGTCGTAGCACCTCCAAGAGCGGTCTTGTATGGATCGAATGCAGCGGTTTGCCCTGTGTACATCCCGCGAGTCAGGTCGCCGCCAGTGCCTACCATTCCAGCACCGAACTTGGCGTAGTCCATCCCGCCTTGAGTTGCCTGTGCAGCGAGGCCCAAGTCCTGTTGTCTCTGAGCGTTATACATCGCCTCAAGGCGAGGATTTGCAGCCCCCATCTGTCCGGTTGCTCCGGTAGCCAATCCGTAGGTTCCACGGTTGAACTCGCCGGTAAGCATGTTGCTTGCGTCCCTATCACGACCAGTGGCAAGTAGTGCCTGCTGATCCTGCATGTATTTCATCGCCTGCGCTTGCGGGTCTTGGGCAAGGTACTGGTTGCCAAGCGCCATAGCGCGTTGCCCAGCAGCGCCCATCGGAGCGAACTGAGAAGGGGCGTTCTGGTACTGACTGAGCATCTGATTGGACTGACCCAACAGAGCGTCTTGCTGTGCTTTGGCCCACGGTGCGGCGGAATAGTTAGCTCCGATTACATTGCCTTGAGCATCCTTTTGGAAGTTGGATGCACCGGCAAAGGTAGTCATTCCGTAAGGCTTGAACTTGGCAGCGTCAGCAGCAGTTTGCGCTGTTGCAAGATCGGATTGAGCCTTGATCTTTGCCGCGTCGACAGCAGCGTTCCCGGTTAGCGCACCACCAATAGCACCTAGGCCACCGGAGAGAAGTCGTCCGGCGAGCGAACCTCCAGTATCACCACCAAATAGGCTGTTAATTGCTTTTGTTGCGTTGTAAGCAGTCTTGACTCCACTCAACAATCCGCCGCTACCACCGGCGGCTACCGTTGCATCAGAAGCCAAGTATCCACCAATATCTTGCGGGGAGTATCCTGCATCAAGATAAGCCTGTTGCGCTTCAGCCGGTAGTTTCCCCCACAGCCCCATATCCCTTGCTTGATCTTGAAGCAAGGATGAGCCAATTTGATTCGGCTGATAACCTGCGTCAAGATAAGCCTGCTGCGCCTCGTAGGGAAGACCTTGGAACGCCGACATGTACGATGAATCTTGAGCCAGCGCCGTACCAACATCCAGAGGACTATACCCTGCGGCAAAATATGCGTTCTGCGCTTCCAACGGAAGGCTTGTGAATGCCTCCATTGCAGAAGCAGAATCTATTGGAACATCAAACCAACCCCCCGCTCCGCTAAGTCCAATGGCACCACCTATTGCCTGTAATGGATTCCCGTTTATGATTCCAGATGCTACGTTCATGCCAGCAACAAACGGAGCGAGTGGAGGGAAGACTGCCGCAGCAACTGTTGATATGATCGGGTTACTGACTACTGCATCAACAACGCCTCCAACAGCATCGCCAATGCCGCCTACAATATCACCAACAAAATCCCGCTTTTCCCCGTACCGGAAAGGATCACCAAAAGGAATTTCAAGGTGCGCGCAGTTTCTTTTTACGTCGCTTCTAGTCAGGCGCATCTTTCGCTCCTATGAACAAACCATACGTGGGTATTGGTCGTTCTATCAATGCTGAATCCAATCTTTTCAACAAATGATATGGCGCGCGTATCCCCATGCTTGATAGGTGCATATATCTCGTTAAATAACTTGTGGACTCTAGATAAAATGTTTTGACACTCTCTCAGCAATTTTCGCCCAGATAAAGATTTCTGCGGTGCAAGAATGTGCATCACATTACCCCTGCGAACTGCGTATCCATTTGTAATATCGAATACTGCGTCACACCTTTCAAGATATTCACTAACCTGATGTTCAGTTAAGTTGAATGTATCAAGAACTGATTTTGGGATCACTTTGGATCATCCCTAATAAGCCCCTTGTCAAGAAGCATCTTCAGATGTTCGTTCGTGTTCTTCTTGAATTGCCCGTTCTCAATAAACCCAACCAATCGACCTTGCTTGTCTGCAACCATGTTTCCATCCGCTGAAACATAGTATTTCTCTCCCCTTACTTCTGCTTCTCCATTAGCTACGCTAACCTTTTCGCCAGCTACATCAACCTCTCCGCTGTAGCTGGCTGGAGATTTAGGTTGTTGAGACATCATTCCTTGTTCCATATCAAATCTCCGTCACTTCTTCTTTGCGCGGACGACCTGGCTTACGTTTCAGCACTTCCGCTTCGGCGGCTTGCGGGACTTGGACGGCTTCATCGGCATTGGCATTGGTTTCATGGATCACCTCCTCATAGGATTCATTGGAACGGGTTGAACGAATGTCGTCCTCGTTGGAGAACGACACTACGTTGCCACTTCTGATACACCGGAATTGACTAGCCACCCTGAACCACCGCAGCACTCAGAACAGCAGATGCCGAAGCCGACAGCAGCAGTCGGATACACGCTACAGGGGCTGCATACGTCGCTTCAGACGATGCAGACTTTGCACCAGCCGAGTTGTCGAACCACAGCGTAGGATGCGAACTGGAGCCGTCCTGATAGCTGTGCTGAACCTTGTAGGTTGCTGTTCCGCTTACCAGTGTCACGCCGATACCGATAGCGATAGGCGAGGTGCTTAGATTTGGGCTGATCGTGTTGGAAACGGAGTCGATTGCGTGACCGACACTCAGCGTAGTTGCAACCGAACCTGTGTGCGCTACCGCACTGACCGTCTTGAAATACTTGGTTCCGGTCTTTGTTCCAGCACTCGCGCCTACAGTAGATTCTGTCTGCGCCCTGCCGTCAGAGTCGGTTCCGGTAATCGTGAAGGTGATGCCGGTATCGTTGCCCCCGGATACTAGGGTAATCAGGTGAGCCGCTGCCAGTGTAGCCACGCCGCCAGTAGCAAGCGTTCCACCGATGACGATTGCGCCAGCACCGGGAGATGCCGAAGCACTCACGGAATTGACCGCCGCCGCAGAGGTCGTCAGCTTCAGAGGGCCGTAAGAATTAACATCCATGTTTGTTCTCCAATGGAAGAAGGGGGCTGTTAAGCCCCCGTTCCCTTACCAAGCCGGACGGCCCACCAAGATTTTGATTACCGCGTTCGTGATCGCATCAGCAGCGAATTCAGCAACGTCAGCGTGGACAATGAAATTCACCGTGTTTGCCGAGCCGACTTCTGCACGGATCACAGCACCATCACCGCCTGCATCGAACGAGTCCATATTCAGGCTCATACCAACAACCATGTCGCCAAGAGCGACGCCCGGAACAGTCATGCTGATGGACAACGTGTCGCCAATCGCTACCGCGTCTTGATCGGTAACGGTGGCGGTAACTGCCCACATCTCACTGAATGCCCCGCCGAACTGCTTGTTGCCCTGCTCGACATTTGAAACACTAATCGTATTTGCCATGATGAATCTCCTTTAAGGTATGTGGAGGGAGCCATTACAGCCCCCTCCGATTCATCAAGCAGGCACTATGAGCGCAATGCCGGCATACGACCGGAGCGTCTTGGTGCCATAGATCGTGTCGGCAGTCACCAGCGTACCAAGGTACTCTTGCTTGTACTGACTCTGGGTACGGATACCCATTTGTTCAGCGTGAGCGAAAGCATCCTTGTGCAGCATCAGGCAAGGACGGTACTTGGTGTCAGTGTCGCCGGTGAAGTCGGTAGTGATACCGTAAGCATCCACATACGAAGCAGACAGAGTCGTGCTGGAGAAGTTCACCGCTTGCAGGCTGTCCGTACCCTGAACGTGAATCCACGGGCAGTTGGACGAGGTGAATACTTCCATGCCGTAGACGTTGCCGAGACGACCCGTCTTGATGGTGTCGCCGTTACCGACAAACGCCTGCTCGGTGAATCGAGGGATGCCGCGCAGTACGCGAGCCTCAACCGGGGGGATGATGAAGTTGAGTTCGGACGAATCAACATCGGAATCCTCCAGCGTCTGCATGGCGCGGCGGATACCCGCGTCAGTCAGTGCCGTACCGTTGCCGGGGGTAGCACCGGAGAACGCCGTCGAGCCGTCGCCGCCGATAACACCAGTCTCATACAGATTGGTGTTGGCCGGGGTGGTGTTACCCGATTGCAGGTAGTGGCCCAACAGGTGCAGGTCTTGGTCGACCTTCTTGGCGAGCGCGTAACCGGCATCCTGCGTGTAGAACTGGCGCATGGACGACAGGGCTTGCATCTCAGCCATGTCTTCGTACAGTTTGCTGTACTCGAACCATTTGTTGATGAGGACATCAACAGAGGTCGCGGTGTCAGCAACCAGGGTCACAACCGTCAGATCAGCCTTGGCAGTAGCAGAGCCACGAGCCGGAACGGGGATGTGCAGGGTGTCGCCCTTCTTGCCCTTGAAGGAAATCTTGGTAACGAGGTTGGCGAGAACAAGTTTGGACTTGTACGCCGCAAGCGTTTCGTCTGACCAAAGTTCAGGAATAAATTTGTCTGCGGTGGTGAGGGTTACGCCCCCAGTAGGATAAGCCATGATGAATCTCCTAGATCAATCGTTAAATTGACCCCACCGAAACTTAACCTACTTGACTCGCTTCTCCGCGTAAGCTGCAAGAATCTCGTCAGACATGGCCTCGTACTTGGCAGGGTTTGTCATTTTCAACCTGATGAGGTCAGCCCTGCGATAGATTTTCCGAGAAGATTCCCCGCTACCTCCGGTATCAACTGCTGCGGCCTGCAATGTCTTGGTACGGGAGGATTTCTCCTCATCACTTACCGTAACTTGCGGTGGCGCTTTAACTGCTCGCAGTTGCTTGAAGGTGCTCAACAACTCGTCTGCTGCATCGACATCGTAGCCTTCAGCTTCCTTGAACAGTTTGACCCGTACCTTGGACTCGCCAACCCATTTCGCAAACTCTGCGTCTTGGACGACTTGCCCGAAATCGGGGTGCAACTGCATCAACTTCTGCTGCGCCTGCGCTCGCATCGCCTGAAGCCCGTATTGCTGTGCTTGCTGGACATGCGGGTTTGTTTCGATCTGCCTGCGAATTGCCTCTTGCGGATTCTCGAAGAAATCAACCTCTTTCGGCTGTTCCTCTTGTTCCTTTGGCTTCAGTTGCGATTTGATTAGCTCATCAGTAAGCCTGCGAAGTTCGCCCGCTTCGTTTGCGTACCGGCCAAGATTTGACTTGTCCTTCTCCGCAATCTCGATAATCTCCTTTACAGTCTTCCCGCGATACCGCTCCGGGAATTCCTGAGAGACAATGCTTTCGGGTTTTACTTCGGTACTTTCCGCGCTCTGGGCCTCGATTTCCGCAGCCACAGTTTCAAGTTCGCCAACATCGCCTTCGATGTCTTGGATTTCAGCCATTTTTCATCCACTCCTAGGTTAGAGCTACGATTTGCACACGTTATATACGACGGTTACTAACTTGTCAAGCGTGGTTACTTACTCACCATGCTGAGCGCGTTTCGCGGCCTTCTGGCGAGCATTTGCTTCCCTGATGGTTGCCCACCTGTCGTGAGCACCTGGAAACGCCCCCGTGATGCCCTCCAGAGCCACTCTGGGCATACCGACGATCTTGTACATCGTCTTTCCGCAGATACATGGGATTTGCGTGGCCTCGATGTACCGCTCGACCACATTCCCGCAATCTGGGCATTTCAAGTCAATCAGTTGTCTCATTCACCAACTCCTCGTAGGCTTTTTCACTGGTTTCCTTCAGGGACAGCAACCACCGCATGATGCTGATCTCTCCACGCCGGAAGTGCAGCGTCTTCTCGTCCTGGACTGACGACAGATCGTTGGTCGCCTGTAGCATGGCATCTACGTCTTCCATGAGGTCATTCCATGCCTTGTCGCCCATCATTGACAGGCGAGCTTCATAGTAGGTCTGGAGTTCAGGGGTCAGGCCCATGTTCCACCATTCCAGTAGTTAAGCGTCTTCGGAACCCACGTTGCACCGTTCCAGTATTTCAGCGTCTTTGTTTCCCATGCCGCACCTGTCCAGTACTTCAGAGCAGCGCCGACAGAAGGCGTCATCACTCCCCAAGCATTGCCCCACGACTCAAGCCATGAGTTTCCCCATGAGGAACTCAAACCGGCCCCCATTCGTTTCCAGACTGTCCTGCTCCGGTAACAGCGTAGTCATTCACCTTAACGATATTGACTGGAAGGATAGCCGACTCAAGCGCGGTCACGATGTTATCCACCGTCACACCTGTATCGGCTGTTGTGCCTTCCATGTGTCCGACAGCGTAGGAGGTGAGCGTTCCGTCGATTCCGAAGTCGGCTGTGACGGTCATGCCACCCAACGCTCCAAGCAGCGCGTCGGTAAAGGAGAACCCAATGTCGCTTGACCCAACACCACTAAGGCTCGCCGTGAGTTCCGGCGTGTTAGTGTCGACACCGAACGTGGCAGGTGCGCCGCCTGGTTGAACGGTGGATACCAACTGACCATCTGGCGTGTTGGTGCTGATGTCGAATGTGGCTGGTGCTGAAGCTGTGACGCCACTCAGCATTGAGCCTGTTGGGTCTAGCGAAAAAACAGCCTCGTTGACTGATGACATACCTCCAGACCGGCGAGCCAATATCCACGCAGTCTGGTTCGTTGCTCCATTCGGAACTGCCGAAAGCTTGCCAAACGCGACAGAGTTGTTGAACCTGCTATCACCAAGGCTATTGGTAGCATAGCCATGCAAGTACGCCAACCCGTTACCGCCCGGATTGAAGCGGTGCGGAGCGTGTAACCAGAAGTGACCGGCTGTGATTAGCATGATGCCCTGATAGCGTCTGCGACTTCCTGCTGCCCTGCGATTTCAGCGATAACAGCATCGTCATTGCGTTGCCGTTCTGCAATCAGGACAGCGAGCGTGTAGGTATTACCCTGCCACGCCGAGAAGTCTGCTACCAACTCAATGAGTTCCTTGTTGGTCATATCAACCCCAAACTACATCGGAAGTCGCAAGGAAGTTGGCGTTAGCGGTAGTGGCTGCGGTATGGTAAGCCATCAACTTGACGCAAGCCCCATCAGGAATCTTCGGCAGGCTAGGCATCATGTTCACGAAGTCCGTCATGCTGTGCATACCGGCAGTCGGGATAGGGATCACGAACAGCGGCTTGACCAGAAGGATTGCCAATCGCCCTGTGCCCGTGTAGGCAGTAGCAGCGAACGTGACCGATTCAATATCCTTGACACCGGTATGACTAGATGCGAGGTTGAGGAACGGAGCAGCGCGAGTCGCAACAGGGCCGGAATGGATTACATGACCTTTAGGGGCAGCAGCAAGCGTCGATGATGCAGTCGTAACCTGACCTGTAGCACCACCCGCACCGGAAGCCGTGTAAGTCACCGTGATGTTGCCGCCACCCGTAGCCGGAGCCGTCTGTGAGACAACCATCAGCCGCAAACCTTCACCGTAGGCATAACGGTCTCCCTTGCCTGCGGAGTTGCTCAACGCAGTCATGGTGACGGTATGGGTTGCGGCAGTGTAGTTGGCAGCAGCAATCGGCACATATCCGACCTGATCTACGGCCATAATGACCCAAGGTGCGCCAGTAGTAACGTTGCAGGATGCACCGAAGTTCAGGAAGTGCTTGGTGTCTGTCGAGACATCACCACCCAAAGGCCAAGAGGATGCCGTGGTGTTATCTGTGGGGTAATACGTCACTGACGTACCCGTATAAGCATCAGCAGTCGGAATACCGGCAAACACGCTCAGATCAGTCCAGTAACCGGCAGTCGGAGCCGTGTCATGGGTTTTCTGAAACACGTTGCAGGTTTGAATCTTGCCCGATGTCATTTCGGACAACAGATCGTCTTGTGATGAGAATCCCATGTCAATTACTCCAAATGTGTTCGATGTAGCCTGTTAAGATAGATGAAGCAATTGACCCACCTTGCCCTCTGCCGATGATTCCGAGAAACGCCCCGTTCTTTATTTCAGGGTAGCCAGCGTTCAAAACTCCGCTTTCAACCATTGCCGCATCACCGTAGGACGCAAACGTTGTCGCATCCCTACGCCTGACTTCCTCGCGCACCCACGTATTGACCAGAGGCTTGACAATCACGATGCAGAACAATCCACCGTTGTTCACGTTCATCGTTACCGACTTGACGCTAGTCACGCCCGTATCACCGGATGCCAGTTCAACGAAAGGCGCTGTTGAGGTAGCGTTACCAATGCAGGACACCAATGCACCGGGAGGTTGAGCCACAGCGCAGTAGATGGTCGGCGTGGTCTTTTCTACACCGTCTTGGTTGTAATAGGTGACCGTGAAGTTTCCGCCGCCCGTAGTAGCAGACTGACTAACTACCATCATCTGCAAGCCCTTGTCGGTGGTGTATCTCGGCAGGGTCTTGATGTTTGTCATCTCCTGCAAGTCACCCGCAGCGTCAGCATCGACAAACGGGTAATAGAGCAGGTAGTCGCACAACATCAAATGCTGGTTCTGGTTAGTGGTGCTAGTTCCAGATGACGCAAGCGACATGGCGCACCATGACTTCAGATACACAGTCTTGTCGGGCAGCGTCGGGATGTACAAGCCCTTGGTCGAATCAAGCGTTTCTGCTGTTGTAGGACTCGCAGCGTAGTAGTTTGCTACAGGCATACCCGGAGCATAGGAGTAGTCGAACCACTGCCCTGTCACAGTTGCAGTCGCCGATATAGCCTTGCGGTACTGGCACAAAGACCAGTTCCCGCCGGTTACATCGCTGACTAGCGTCCTGTAGTTTCTGAACATTTTAGGTAGTCTCTGCAATCTTTGTAGCACATTAGCTTGCTATGTTGCCGATATACTCAGCGCAGCGGCTGCGAACTGCGGCTGGATGCCGTTCGACACGTTCAGCGTACCGGACAGAGCGCCAGATATACACATATTGATGGCAGTCGAACGAGCGGGGCCAGTATCGACAACAGCGAAGTGCGTAATCGCAGCCGTTGATCCGGTGCAGGCATTAAACTGGATCAGCGCAGCATTGGTGAAGGGGTTGCCAGCACCCGTCCATGCCGTCGCCTTGGTCAGCGGTGCGCGAGCATAGTTCGTGTAGTTCGCCTCGTTGGTCAGATCGCCGGTTTCGCCGGGGTCTGCCGTGAAGAGCGCAAGATACTGCGTAGCGCCCGAACGGTAGGAGGGGTCAGTGCCTTGCAGGAATGCCGCAAGAGCAGCGATTTCGGTGGTGTTGTCCATGCTCATAATTTGCTCCTTACGAAATATCAAGCCACAAGTCATTGACCTGCGGGGTAGTTGGTGCAACTGCTGAAACAGTGATCTGATCCCGTGCTACTTGTGTGCTAAGTATCTGCTGAATCTTACCTTTATCAACGCTAGGCAACTCACCCGCATCAACAATCTTTCCGTCAGACAACTTCAATACTAGGTGGTCATCAGCCGCAATCTCTGCATCAACAACCGAAACGCCATTCTTGCCATTCTTACCTACTGCATCCTTTCCGTCCCGCCCGTCCTTCCCGTCACGCCCAGAATCTCCCTTGTCGCCCTTCTCACCCTGAAGACCGCGAGGGCCGATTTTTCCGTCCCGACCATCAACCCCGTCCCTCAGGGGAATCAGCGTCTTGATTTCGTGCGTATCGACCCGTGCAATCAGACGTTCCAGAGCCTTCCCAACTGTCACCGTGACAGCAGTTAACTTAGCCTCAGTGCTTACATCAGGCTTCAGTAGATCGACTAACTTCTGGAACACCTTTACTCCTATGCTGCGCGTTTATGCTGCTTGTGAGGCTTGTTCTACATACTCTTTATCAGTCTTCGATTTGTGAAGCGAGGCGGCAACCTGCATCTTGGCGATGCGTTCGTTGCTCTCAATGTCTTTTTCCTTCAGGGAAATGTTGGCAATCTCGACTCGTTGCGCGAAACTCTTGTCTTCGTCAGCCTCGTTGAGGTTGTTTGTCAGGGCAGAAACAATCTTCGCCTTGGCAATGTCTGGAGCCAACTGAGTCTCTACCTGAGTCTTCTGTGCTTCGGCCTGAGTCTTCTGAACTTCGGCTTGCTTCTGTGCGAGGTCAAGTTGCGCCGCATGCTGCTGCAACTGCTGCTGCTCAGGATTCGGCTGATTCGCCTTCGCCATCTGTTCGATCATCTGCTCACGGTTCGACAGCGATGAGTTCTTCAACACGCCCTGCATCAGTATCGGGGTCAGAGGGCTGTTCGCGCCGAGCGTCTGGATCAGGAATGCCAACTGTTTCTGCTCGTATTCACGCGCAATTATCCCCAGTGTCGCCGTCGGAATGAATTTCACGTCAGCACTCGGATACCGTTCAGGCGCGAACTGCATGTACCTCCAAGACGCCTTGTAGATGAACGGAATCAGGAAGTCCTCTTGGAAATTCACCAGAGTACGCTTGTACTTCTTAATCATGGTGGCAGTCGCCATGTCCATCGACTGACCATCCCGTGCTACCGCGCTCACCGTACCATTCGAGTCAATCGTACCCGTCGCCATCAGCAACATGCGCTCGAATTCCTTGCTGGTCGTCATTGCTGCACCGTCATTCGTCCCGAAATGGAACGGGAAGATGATTTCGTTCGGTGCACCGTTGGTCAGGAACGCTTTTCCTGGCTTCACTTCGAACTTAGCGCCTCTAGGAAGTCTGGTAGCGTCAATCGCCACCATCGGAGCGACTGTCAGGGCCAGTGCGTCCATGTGCGAGCGCATACTTCCGTCAATCGCGCTCTGCATGTTGCTTGCCTTCTCCACCGTCCCCCGACCAAGCAGGCGGTTCGGTACAGTATCGTCCTGATAGCTGATAACAGGTCTGTCCTGCATCATGTAGGGCGATTCTTCGGCTTTCAGGAGCAATGAACCGTTTGCAATCACGACAATAGCCTCAACCATGTCGGAATAGTCCTCGATGGCGTTGGAAACGCCCAAATCAACGACTTCTTCGCCTTCTACCGTCAGGTATTCACGCGGGACTAGGCCGTAGTAGGTGAGGATTTTTACCTTGTCATCCTCGAAATTCCGCTTTTCCGTGGTGCTTTCGAGTGAATCATCCTCGTACAGCGTCCCAATATCGACATTTAGGTACTTGCCGTCAGCAATCCCTTTCGCAATCTTGTGGATTGACAGGTATCGCTCGATGGCAACACCCATGCAGTCGTTGATTTCAGTGCCATTCGGGTCAAACAGGAAGTTCTTGGGGCTTACCGGGATGAGTTTGACGCATACCCTGTCTTTTTCCCCCACCCCGTAGGCCATCTGCTGATTGTCGACAGGAACCTGCATGGGCTTGTACTGCTTTTCGGTAGATACAGTGATTTCACCGATACCCGTACCGTAAATCTGCCCCAGCAGCACGATCTGGTCGATACTCTTGCGTATTTTGTCCTGCGCGAAGTCCTCGTACAGTTTCGCCTTCATCTGCTCGACGTCGACGCTGCCGGTTTTGTCCTCCAGATCATCCTTGATGTCGAAGAACTCGCCCTGGCCGAAGATTGCCTCCATCACCTCGGCGTGGCGCGTCTCTACAGCCTGTTGTGTTGCCGGGGAAATGACTCTGGAACGCTCGGACTGGCGCATCTTGTCGCTGTTGTCCCAAACCCCACGGAATGTGCGCTCGTAACGCTCCCAATCCTCTGAGAAGTTTCCGTCGCGGTAGTCCCGCCATTTATCTGTATGTGCTACAATAAACGCCAGTAACTCTTTTTCTGCTTCGCTTGGTTCATGGAATACAGGCTCTTTCTCCAGTGGTTCTGGATCAATTACCTGCCCGGTGTTGGAATACCCTATTTCATTATCCATATCTACCTCGTTGTATCGGGGAACAACGGGGGTTCCCAAGTGGTGTCGCGTAGACCTAAATCATACTCTCCCTGCTTCCACGGAACCTTACCTGTTGGAATGCCGTTGCGTTCAAGGATGCGGATCATTTCGGGATCGAAGGCGACGAAGTTGCTTGAGCCTTGACCGGCAGAGCGTGAGCCGCCGTCTAGGTAGCGGATACCGGGGATGCCTTGTGCTTTGAGCATTTCCTCGCCCCGCCCCGGATACAACCTGTTCAGATCATCAAGAATCTGCTTGCCTGTCTTGGTTGCGTGGATTGGATTAATGTACTGCCTCTCGCCCATCGCGCCGGTAACGTAACCACCCTTTATGTCGGCGTTGAACAGCGCACGTCGCGCCTGTTCCGACTGCTGACTCAGCGGCTTATCCCAATCCAGAAAGCGGGCTACTGCTTCGTCGGGGATGTCGGTTTTGTAGAGGTTGCCTGCACTTGATTTTGTAATCGAATCTGGATTTAGCGATTCCAATTCTTTCAAAATTGGCGGCAATAATTCATTGTCTGGTTTTCTTGCTATTGCGTCCTTGGCGTTTTGTATAGCTTTCGGCAAGTCGGCGTTTTCCGCAAGTAGGTAAGTCCGCGCGCCCGAGGATATGGTTTTATTCCCTACAAGCGGCTTACCGTCAATGCGCGAAAACTGACTAAGGTTCTTTTGGTACTCTGTGGCAACCCCTGGACTCTCAGCCAAATACAGACCATGCCCATAAGCCTGTGCGCCTTCACCTGTTCCAATCTTGTCTAGCGAGAACTTGTCGAACTTGTGCGGGGAGCCGTGGTAGGCGATGTGTCCAACTCCACCGCCAAGGAAATTCGCCGGATCATCCGGCAACTCACGAACCGTCTGCGCCGTATTGTATGCAGTCTTCTGCAACGCATTGTACGGATCGTTCCACAGGTCGGAGACATTGCGTCCCGCGACCCGTCGCTTGTTATCCATCCAAGCCAGAACATCCTCAAACATACCCATGCGCTACCCCTGAACTGATTACTTCGTAATCGGACGACCAGACTCTCACTGGCATCTCCCGTTTTGCACGGAGCTTTAGTTAAGCTACGCCCTAGCCCATCAGGTTTAGCAAGCGGCTAACTCACATCCCTAATGTTGTAACCGTCTTATACTAGAACCCACACGTTACGTCAAGTACCTCATATTCCTCCGAGTCATCCGGCTTGGCGTAGCTGGTATTCACTAGATTCGCCACCAAGCTAAGGCTGTCAATCAAATCGTCGTGGGCCTTGGGACTTGGAAACGACACATACTCCTTCTTGAACTGCGTCCAGTCCTCCCGCGAGTTCAGCGTTATTCTCCCATGCTCGAACAACCCCTGCAAGTTGTAGGTTATCCGGTTCGTCTTGCTTCCACCACCAATGGGGATCGCCTCAATGTGGGCATAGACGTTGTTCTTCCGCATCAAATCCATCAGATAAGGCTGCAACGCCCTCTGCAATGACCCCTTCTCAATCCCGACCATCAACGGTTTGTGGCTTCGTATTGCCATCAATATCCGTGTCGCAGTCTCTCGCACATCCCACCTTCCATACTCAATCTTCTGCACCCACCACTTCCCTAGATCATCAACCTTCACCACCGCAATCGACGTATTGTCCAGGTGCTTCTTCTTCGTCGCGTCCTTCACTTCCTCGAATCCTGCCGGGTCGACAGCAATGTATGTGTCGCACTGCTTTGGTGGTGTATCTCCGTACTTCAGCCACGACTCCTTGAATATGTCCTCGCTCATCGACTCAAACGATGCCATGTACTCCCGATTGAACGCCATCGTGCTCATGCTCCGCTTGGCGTTCTCAATCTCCTGCGGGTCAATCAACTCATTGTCGTAGGTAGTCAAGTGCCACGACTTCCACTCAGGATCGTCGCCTTCAACCCCACGGTCGTAATACTCGCGGAATAGTGAGTCCCCACTATCCGGCGTCCCAATAAACAGCGCACCACCCTTCAAGTCGGACAGACTTGGCCGGATAATGTCCTCCCACACCATTGGTTTGATGTCTTTGACCTCGTCTATAACTACATAATGAACTTTCATTCCTCGTAAAGCATCAGGATTGTCGCACCCCCTAATGCGTATTTTTATTCCATTGACTAATGTCAACTCTCCATCATTTACGTTGGACTTCTTTGTAACCGGGAATGCTAGCCTAACTAGCAAATCCCACATTAAAGTCTTTGCCATTCCATATGTCGGAGCAACGTACAGAATAGTAGCATCCTCATGCTTACACTCCAAAGCCTTTACTATCAATCGAACTGCGCTACCACGAGTTTTGCCAACTCTGCGACCTGCACAAACGACTTGGAATCTCGTTTGGTCATTGAAAATCTCTCGTTGCCATTTAAGCAAATCGAATGTTAGCGTTGTACTCATAGCAGCAATCCTAACTCCTGCATGTAATCAATCGGGTGCTTTGCATTCTTCTTCAGATTGCATACAGAGTGAAGCAATTGCATGTTGGCGTCAATATTCTCACCACCAAGCGCAATCGGCATTCTGTGATCCAAATGGAAATCATCCTTCAAAGGTTTGAAGCAGCAGGCGCACTTTCCTTTCTGTTTTGCCATCAGGATTTCAACAATGTCCTTTGACAACTTTCCTCCAGCCATCTTGCGCCTGCGGTTAATACAAAATGTGCGTGAGCGGCTGTTGTTCTCAACCCTCCACTTCTTCCTTATCTCTGAAGACTTGTCCTTGTTATTCAAATACCAATTTTTTGAAGCCTGCTTCTGTTTTTCTGGATTATTCAAAAGCCACTTGGCTCTTATTTCACGCGACCGTTCTCGGTTCTTCTCCACCCATGCCTTAGACGCAAGCAATAGCTTTTCTTTGTTGGCTTTGTAGTATCCCTTCCTGTATTCAGATACACAGTGGCGACACGTACCATCAGGACGAGAATCATTCGACCCACACTTTTTACATGGGCCGACATATTTCTCTTTTGGTTTTATCCCTGCAAGCCTGCGCTTCACTTCTTCCCGAAGTCGCTCACAGTCTCTGCATTTCCCGCCAGGGCCGCGATTAGTTCCTCCGCAAGTCCTGCACGGCTTTGATACAATCACTGTATCCATGACACCTCCGAGATAGGTCGATTGGTAGAGGCCGGATACCGTTAGCGCGGTTCCGGCTTCGTTCATTATACACTCTGCAACTGGCTATTTTCACTAACCTTTTGCTCAATCGTCACCCCGCTGTGATCCTCCATTGCAGGCGGCTTTACCGATCCGATGATTATCGTAATGCCACCTCCACCAGCACTCATTCCCCTCTCCTCCCGATCCCCCCACTCAACCCTCGACATCTTCGCCGCAGCCTTCACGTAACTCTCATTCTGCAACC